TTCACCCAGGATGACTACGAGGCTACTATCAAGGCAGCAAGGGATAGGATACAGGAAGCTAAGACAATAGAGGCTGAGGTTAAGGATGCCTAGATCAATCACGGATTCCAGCTATGACCCGATCTATGACCAGATTCGTGGTATCCTTGGAGAGCATTTTGAGAATTACTGCTTCATAGTTATGGACGAGCAGGGTGAGCTATTTTATGATTACAATCACCTACCAGCAGGAAGGATGCTTTTGCATGAGATGCAGAAGGAACTCAGTGACAGTGACATAAGTTTTGAGTGGGAGTTCGAGGATGATTCCGATAGTTTAGAGGAAGAGGAATGACCATTGAGTTCACAAAGCACCCGGCCCTCGAAGCCCCTACCGATGAGGAGATAGTTATCCTAGGTGAGGCGGATCCCAAGTTATTGGTTGCGCTGCACGAAGCACACGAGGGTAGGATAAAGTCAGCGGAGGAGGATCCACTTCGTCACGGATTTGAGTTACCAGGCTGGAGCAGGATGCGCGATGCCCTACAGGACTACGACGAGGTCATTACCTTTGGGGGGAACAGAAGCGGAAAGACAACGGGATGCGCCAAGATGGTCATGGAATCCGTGACCGAGAACATGGACGGACATGTGGTATGCTTCAGTCAAAACGCGGACACGTCCATCAAGGTACAGCAGGCCGCAATCTGGGAGATGATGCCCAGAGAGTTTCGCAGGAAGACCAAGAGTATTGATGGGTACATTAACTTCAGTATGCAGAACGGGTTCACGGGCAGTTCCTTTATCTTTCCGGACACTAGGACTAGGGTGGACTTCAAGACATATACCCAGTTCAGTAATAACCAAACCATCCTAGAAGGTTTTGAGTTCGGTTTCCGTAACCCTACAGGAACAAATATTGGGGCTTGGCTGGACGAATACCTAGGGGATGCTGCTTTGGTCAACACCCTACGCTTCCGCCTAGCGACCAGAGACAGTAAGATGCTGCTGGGCTTTACTCCTATTGACGGATACACACCATTTGTTTCGGATTACCTAAAGGGTGCTGAGACGCTCGAGACTAAGACCGCGTCCCTGCTTAACGGTGAACAGGTTCCCGTGATTCAATACAGCCCCGAACGAGATGCTGGTGTTGTTTACTTGCACTCCGACGAGAACCCCTTTGGCGGTTATGACCGCATAGCTAAGGACCTAAAGAACGCGAACCGTGATACGATCATGGTCCGTGCCTACGGATTACCTACGAAGTCAATGACTTCACTGCTACCTAACTTCAGCCCGGAGGTCAATGTTCTGAGCGAGGAGCCAAACAAATACGGGATGACCTTCCCTGACAAGAAGTCCCTTACCTGGTATCAGGTAGTTGACCCCGCCTTTGCCAGAAACTATGTAGCAATATGGGCAGGAGTATCCGAGGACGAGGAGATATTTATACGACGGGAGTGGCCGGACAGAGATACCTACGGTGAGTGGGCATTGTTCGGTGACCCGAAATGGCGCAAGGGTCCAGCCTCAGATAAGATAGGCTACGACGTGCAGAGGTACTGTGAACTATTTGAGGAAATTGAAGAGGAGCTAGGTATTGAGGTCACGGAACGTATAGGTGACTCCAGATTCTTTGCTAAGGAGAATGAGAACAATGTGGATCTATTCACGGCTTTCTATGACTTCGGTATGAACTTTACCCCGTCGGACGGACAGCAGGAGGGCATAGGTAACACAAGCCTGGACGATTGGTTCTTCTATAATCCGAACTATGACCTTGATCCCGCCAATAGACCACGGTGCTACGTGCATCAGGACTGCGGGAATCTTATTGAGAGCATGATTAATTACAACGCTGCTGGTAAAGCGGACGAAGCACTCAAGGACTTTTTTGACCTCATCCGTTACTTGCGTATGTCAAATGGTGGTATGGGTCCGGACTACTTCGCATCCTCTGATATGGGGATAACCAGAAAACAACAAGGAGGATACTAATGAAAATTAAATTAACTGAGTTCACCGAATATCATAATACTGATTTTGATGAAGCCCTACAAATAGCCCACGAAAAACTACCGCCTGAATATATCAGCGGTAAAGGCAAGAACACTTGGATCAGCCCAGAAGGTCAGGACATCCTGTCCGACGGTCTATTTATTAATGAAATAATACCTAAGCATTACACGGGCAAGGTACTATCCATTTGCCCGAACCCTAGGTTCAACATGGTTCACTTCGTAGAAATCGGAAAGAAAGTTCCAGTCCTCCTGCCTAACAGGTTGAAGGACAGATTCTTAGGTAAGATGATCTGCTTTGAAGCCATTGAATCAGAAACAGGAGTCAGTTACCGTTATGTCAAAGGTTGATAGAACAAAGCTATTTTATGCAAGGAATCCTGAGACCGGAGAGGTCGAGGACGAGAACCTAACGTTGGATTACAAATGGAATCAGCAGAACAGGGATCGCCTAATAATGTGGGAGACTTTCAAACGACACGTAAAGCATGAGTCCAAAGTTCCCATGACAAACATAGAGTTATGTGATAAGATAGGCAGTTCCAGAACACATCTGGCTAGTATGCTTCAACTAATTAAAAATAGACTAAATGCAGAACAATAATATTTCAAAGGCCCTTACTTACGTTAGTGACGAGCCGGACATTCAAACTCTCCGATTTGCCTACGAGGAAACAGTAACTGAGCTAGAAGGTTATTTTGATTTATGTCGTACTAGCTACGATGACAGGCGGAACTGGTGGCCGGGCAAGAGCCGTGATCACCGCAAGCATGGCGCGGACGCATTCCCTTGGGAAGGTGCTAGCGATAGTGAGTGCCATATTATTGATGAACGCATCACGAAACTTTCATCCCTATTCATGTCCGCACTCAAGAGGGCTAACGTCAGAGCCTTCCCCGTGGAGAGTGGAGACATTGCCCGTAGCAAATTGGTATCAGGTTTCCTTAAGTGGATGATACGATCCGGATACATTCCCCGCTTCTACAGGGAGATGGAACTCGGTGCTAACTACCTGCTCGAGCGTGGACTACTAGTCACTTATGTTGGCTGGCACATGGAGGATCGCTCCTTTGAGCAAGAGATTGACCTCCAGCAGATCGCACAAATATCTCCAGAAATCTTTCAAGCTGTTGAGCAAGGCGAAAACGATGAAGAACTCATCCTGCTTATGCAGCAAGTTTTTGACGGCGTTACGGAAAAGCGAGCAAGGACCGCACTCAAAGATCTACGCAAAAAAGGAATCGCGAAACTGCCCGTCGTGCGTCGTCAAATTAATTGCCCGGAGGTCAAGACCCTAGCACCTGATGGTGACTTCGTCTTTCCTCCATATGTAACTGATCCGCAGCGCGCACCGTATTGCTTTTGGAAAACGTATTATACTCCACAGGAATTAGAACTAAAGGTAACAACCGATGGTTGGGATCAGGACTTCGTGGATATGATGATCGAAAGATACCGAGGGGTCAACATTGACAGCCTTGAGCGATACGAAGAAGGCCGTCGAAGCATGAGCCTCACGGATACTGCATACGAAGCTGATGAACTGATTGAAATTGTTTACGGATACCAGAGACTTATTAACGAAGAGGATGGCTCCGAAGGAATTTATTGCACAGTATTTCATAAGAACTTTGATGGAGATGATGGCACTGGGACTCCCGGATATGCAAAGTTCGAGCTACTTAACGGATACGAAGACTATCCAGTAGTAGTGACACGCTTGTCCGAGGACACTAAGCGTCTCTATGATGTATCCACCGTTCCCAGTATTCTTCGTGGTATTCAGAACCAAGTAAAGGTAGAGCGTGATTCACGGATTGACCGCAATAGCCTAGCTACCCTACCTCCTATCTTGCACCCAGTGGGTCAAGCACCCAATGACTGGGGTCCAGGTCGTATGATTCCATACCGCCGTAAAGGAGATTTGGACTTCGCTCCTACCCCCGCGTACAATCAAGGATCGCTTGAGATGGAACAAACACTAATCAATCAAGCTGACAGAATGATTGGACTGGATACGAATGACCCAATGTCTCAATCCAGACAGCAGTTCATGGTTGATAAGTACCTTAGCCACGTAGCCGAGGTTATTCGCATGGCCTATAAATGCTTCCAGAGATTTGGACCCGATGAAGTCTTCTTCCAGGTAACAGGCATCCCTGACCCTCAAGTAATGAACAAGGGTAATCCTAATGAGAACTTTGACATCATGATTAACTTTGATGTTCTTGACAGTGATCCAGAAACAGTAGAAAAGAAACTACAAGGGTTCGTTGCATTGAACCAACTCAATGTTAATAACCGAATGAATATTGATGGACTACTTGACATTGCAGCCGCTAGCATTGATCCAGTCATGGCTGATGCTGTTCTGCAACCTGCACAAGATGCTCAACAAGAAATGGTTAAGAATGTTACCGATGATCTTACAAAGATTTTTGCAGGTATTGAAATGCCGGCACGTCCTACAGGCGCGCAGATTGCTATGCAAGTCCTACAGCAATACGCCCAGCAGCCGGACATTCAACAGCGTCTACAGCAGGATGAAGCATTCCGGGGACGGATGGAGAAATACCAGGGTCAATATACCTTCCAGATGCAGCAAGCGCAGAACGCCCAGATTGGTCGAGTCGGCACAGCCCCTGCACAGATGGGTAATGTTGACACTCAGAATATGTAGTATTATTTTATTAACTAATACTTACACTATGGCTGATAATCAAAGCACCCAACAACTCGCTCAACAACGAGTCCGCGAACAGCGTGCCAATAATTTCTATGATATGTTTGTCCTTAATGAGGGAAACAAATCAAAGGTTTACAAGGACACTAAGGGCAAGCGAACGATAGGCATTGGATTCAATCTCGAGGAACCCGCTAATCGTAAGATCCTAAAGAAGGAAGGAATTGATATCAATGAATTGTTTGCTGGTCGAGAACTTACTGACAAGGAAACAAAAACCCTTTATAATTATAGCCTAACTCAAGCATTCAAGGACGCTCAGTCCTATGATCCTAACTTTGCTAAAAGACCCGAAGCAGTTAAAATGACCCTAGTAGATATGGCGTTCAACTTAGGTTTGACTAAACTTAACAAGTTTGAAAAGATGAAGGCTGGCCTCATGAACAATGACTACAATGTAGCTGCCGATGAAATGATTGACAGTAAGTGGTACAAGCAAGTAAAAGATAGAGGTCCTAGAATGGTTCAAGTAATGCGTTCCGCAGCAAAATAATATGAATATCCAAGACGATATAAAAACACTTCATAACTATGAGGCTTTTGCTAGGTTCATGAAAATGGTTCATGACCTCAGAGAAGAGGCAATCGAGGAACTACACGAAGCTACAAGCGACACCATTCAGCAGGTATCCGGACGAATTATTACTTATGATCAGCTATTGCAGTTATCAAGCTGGCAGGAATTAAGTAATCGTCACCGCGAAAATTTCTAGGCTGAACAATAACTGTTCACCTGTGTTATATTAACGCATCGCAATCTCTCGGCGTAAATGAGTGGAAATTATGACAGATGAAATCACGACTGCTGACTCTGGGGCAGATACAATACCAGTGGACAATACTAATATATCCGTAACGGATTTTGCAAATCGCCGATTGGGGCAGATGACTCCTGAGCCAAGTGCTGAGGAAAAATCAGAACCAGTTGTCGAAGAGGAAACGGAAGAGACACCCGAAGAGGTCATTGAGGAAACTCAAGAAGCCGAAGAAGGTGAACCAGAAGTTGAATCAGCATCCGAGGATGTTCTTTCACAGATTGATTTGGACAACGCGTCCGAAGA